TAATTAAATGAATGAACTGGTGAATACAAATCACCTTTTCAACAATCCCGCTTTGCGCTACTCACCTCTTAAAAACATACCGATTGTGATACCCAATATACTTTCGTCGTTTCACCGATACGTCAATTAGTCAATTTGGTAGTAGTTTATTTGTAGATGATCTCTGTATTCAAATCGGGGCGTGTGTGAAAATCCCAGTAAGTAGTCATGATTTTTTGGGTTATTTCACCAGGTGCATCATTACCCAATCCACCACCACCGCCACCACCGACGTAGAATCCACCGGCAGGACCTGGAGATCCTAAACCACCACCAACTGATCTAGCAATAACTCTTGTTAATGCTTCAAATACACCTAAACCATCAACTGCTGATGCAGATGTATCTGTAAATGTAGTTAATAATTTTTCAGTGGGTTCAATACCAGCTCCTTTTAATGTAATGAATGATTTAGTTAGATCTTCAACACTGAACTGAGTCCTGGTCGCAAAATCAGAAATTTCTCTAAACCTTCTATTACCTTCCTCAATAGATCCAAATACTGATGCAAGACCAGATCTTAGATCTTCAAATTGAGCATTTGTTTTAGCAATAGATCTTAGAACTACAGCTCCTCCAAGTCCTACTAGAGCTCCTTTTAAACTGAATACTGCACTGGATAAAGATTTGACAGATTTACCAACACCTTTAAAAACAGATTTAGTTCTGTCTATTGCTGATATTGTAAATTTTAAATTATTTTTTGCCATGTTTTCTTAACCTGTCTTTTTCATCTTTTATCTGAAAATATGCAATCCATCCATTATATTCTTCAACTGACATTAATTTTATTTCTGCATGAGTCTTATGCAGAACTTCAGCTAATTGATATTGATTATAAAGGTTTTGGTCTTTTTTTAAGTTTTTTTTTCCTCAATGACAGATGTATCGCCAGTTATCTGTTTGGATAACCTGGCTAAAACATTTGGATCACATTGAGTAAGTAACTTTTGTTTATCTTCTAATTTGAATGCTTTTTTATTTCCATCTTCAGTTAAGCATTTCATAATTATTAGATCTACAATGGCATCTATTTCACTAACTTTAGATTTCTCCCATAACCTTCTTTGTTCATCAAGATTTAAAGGTTTAACAAGAAATGTTACATTCCATTCTGGAACTTCAATTGTTTTTGTATCTTGAGAACTAAAATGCTGAATAGCTTTATCAATTACTGACATAAAAAATTATTATGCAACAGTTCCATGAGTAACAGCACCTGTTACAGTAAAACCAAAAGATCTCTCTACAATGTCGTTAATAGTTTCTGAAACTCCAACAGATGTAATTAAAGCTGTTGCTGAAATTTCTCTGTTACCAGTTGAATCTCCTTCTGGATATAAATTCAATGTTACTGATGCTCCAACTGTCATTGCCTCTTGTCCTGATGTATCTGTTCTATCAAAATGACAAGTGATTGATCCTGATGCCTCGTTTAATCCTGAGACATAAGTTTTTGATGTATCTCCCATAGCTGTATCTTCAATGATATTATCTGTTTCAGTAATATCAAAAGATTTTACTTCAGCCACTAAAGATGTGCCGATTTTTACTTCTCCATTATTTCCACTTACTGTTGCCATAACTACTCCTTTAAAGTTTTTGATGTCTTGGTCAAGTTTAAATTAATGCCTCAACATCAGATTGTGTGGTTCTATAAATTACAGTAAATACCAATCTAACCACTCCAATTGGTAAACTGCCTTCATTAGCTAGAGTTACCTCAGTTGAGCTAATAAAATGATTTTTACATGTACCATTTAAAGTAATATCTGAGCCTAAAGCCTCCTCAACTTCTTTAGCTATAGTGTCCAGGGTATTTTCTATATTACTATTAGCACTTGCAAATCCTTCTACTACTAGATCCATAGATCTCAATAAACTACCTACAGCATCAAGCTCTGAGCTCTCTGAGATAGTATAGACATTTAATAATGGTAATTTTGATTGTTCATTAGGATAAACTCTAGAATTAAAAACATTAGATCCAGTTGTGGTTAATCCAGTTAAAGATGTAATTACTTGATCTCTTATTGTTTTTCTTTGATGTGCCATTATGAAATATCCTCTAAATAAATTTGAGCTATACCAGTTCCATCTCTTAAAATTTCTGCAATTGTATAATTAGTTGAATTTACAACTACTGAATCTCCATGAGCTAAAGATGATATATCAGAAGTTCTACAAGTTATGCTTGGTCTATGAGATGTAATTCCAGCCTCTCCTAATCCTAATGTTTCATCTGGTTTATCAAAAATTACATTTATTGTTGATGCACTACCACCAGTTGGAGTTACTGTCGCCTGGACTCCAAATTCATCCACATTAAAATAAACTGCTCTTACATCTGCATCTTCTACAGCCATTATAATAAATCCTTTACCAAGTTATTTAATTTTTTATTTTTTTTATTCTGAAGTATTTTTATCAGATCTTTTGAAAAAATATCTACATATTTTTCTTCAGTTCTATGTTTTAGTCTTAATTTATGATTATGGAATATTACATGAAAGAGCTCATGTATTAGTGTAATTAGTAATTCGTCATGATCTAGATCTGTATTAACTTTGATAGTTCTTTTATTTAGATCTGCCTCACCATCAATTTTTTTAGTTTCTGGATTAGATTTTGTTAAAGGTATGAGCTCCCATTTTTTACCTTTTATGTATATCTGATTTGGGAGATCCATTTTTATTAGTTTTCTTTTTTCTTTTAATTAATTTCAAAAAACTTTTTTTAAGACCTACTGCTCTATTTATTACTGAGCTTGTATTTCCTAAGTCTAATTGTTTCATTAGTAATCTGCCAGGAGCCGATAAGAGGGTAATCGGCTCCTAGCTATTGAGTTGATGATTATGCTGTTTCGTCAATATCTAGTATTGCTGAGAAACTTTCTGCATGTCTTACAGCTACATCCATTCCAGTAAAGAAGTTTAATCTTACTGTACCAGCAGATGAACCTGTGTATGGATCAACTAATACATCAAGACCTGAGTAGTAACCTACTAATAAGTCTTGGAAGTTTCCAAAGATCATAGCATGTGCAGTACCACTTAAAGTACCTTTAGTTAGATCTTTTGGTAGTTGAGATGATTGATACACTGTGTATCCATTCAACATATTAGCATTGTCCATGATCATTACAGAATCAGTTGATGCAACTTTTGGAGTTTTTCTCATTTGGTAAACTACTTCTGGAGTTACCACATAGCCTAAACTTCCTTTTAATGCATTGTCTTGAGCTATTTCTTTAATTAGATCAATTGTTGCATTGTAAGTTATTGCACCACCATTAGTTCCGATTGCAACATCACCGATACCACTTGTTTGAGTAATACCAGTTGGCTCATTAGATCCGCCACCTTCTAAAGCAACTTCATCTATTTTAAGAGCTATTTGTTGAGTCATGTCGTTTCTAACGATTTGCTCGATTGATGGATCAGAGTTGTTAATTAACACTCTAGATAAATCAACAAAGCCACCTAAAGTTCTTTCAGTCATTGTTACTTGATCGAAAGCCTGGTTAGTTTCTGATACTGCATTATTTTCAGCAACGAAACCTACAGTTCCTTTAGTTGTTAGTCTTGGGATTTTGATGTCACCTTTAAGACCTCTAAATACAGTAGCACCAGCTTGCTGTACGATTGAGTTGTCTCTTAATGCATCAATAAAAAGATCACCTCTGTGAACATCTGGAGTTACATGTCCTCCAGCAGTTGCTGTTCCTTGAGTAAGATCTCTTTTGAATACATCACCAGGTACGAAAAATCCTCTAGCAGTTTTTCCAGATCTTCTCTCAATCTCTTGAGAAACTTCTCTTTCAAAACCAGCTTTTGACCAGTCGTTAGTTAATGATGCTCTAATCCCATTTATGATTGAGTATCTTCTTTGTTCTTTAGAATTTAATCCAACTTCATTTGGATCTGTTTCTAAAGGTTTTGAGTTACCGATTTTGTCTAAAACAAGTCCTTTAAATTCAGCAACTGAATGACCTTCTCTTACAGATACATCAGCCAAATCTTGCAAATTGTGTTTCTTTGCGATTGCACTGATTTCTCTGATTCTTGCCATCTCAGTTTTTTGAACTTGATCCTTGTTTACAACATTATTTTCAGCAACTTTATCAGTGTTAGCTTTTTCCATAGCCTTCTCCTTTACAGTTATTGTTGATTGTTGATTTAAAGATCTACCAATTCCCACAGTTGTATCTGCTGGAACTGATACCATTGAAATTTCTAAAGGTTTAATTCCGACTCTGTAAAAATCTCTGCCAGGAGATTTTTCTTCATCTTCATTATCCACTTTATCCATTTCTTTTATTAAATATCCAACAGAAATATTCTGCCTGATACCTGATTTGACATCTTCAAAGACCTCGTTTGCTAACTGAGATTTTCCGAATCTAGCAATGGCTCTCCCTTTGCCATCAACAATTTCAGCCTTTTCAATGACACCTATTTGAGCTTTTGTATCATGATCTAAAAGCAATGGAGCTCTGCCACTACTTACAAAGCTCATATCAGTTTTATTTACATCTATACTCTCAATTCCAAAATCTCTTTCTACTGGTTCATCTGACATAAAAGAAAATTCTGCTGTTCTTTTTTTATCGTCAACATTTCTTTTGTTTACGAATGCAGATCTGAATAATCTTTCAAAATTTTCTGAACGATCTTTTTCTTTATCTTTTTTATCATCATGCATAGACTTTTTATTTTCTTCTTCTTCATCCTCATGCATAGATTTTTCTTTTTCTTTATCCATGTTGTAATCTTTTTCTTCTTTATCATCATGAGCTCCTTTTTCTTCTTTGTCATCATGACCAGATTTTTCTTCTTTTTCATCAGCATGCATATCTTTAGTTTCTTTATCATCTTGTTTTCTTTCCATATCTTCTTCCATATCATGCTTACTAAATTTAATTGTTACTGAATTGTCATCTTCTTCAATTTTTTCTATGTGTCTTTTTTCTACTTTGTCATTCATATTTTTTTCCTCAACTTTTTTCTCTGGATGTCCTTCAGGTAATATATCAGTGTCATGTTTACCACCCTGGAACCTTCCAGTTTTTAAGGCAAATAAAAAAGAATTTAATCTTGCATAAGCCCATTGTTCAGGGGAGCTCACATTTGGTCTTACTGAACCTGGATTAGTTTTGTAAGCACCAATGCCTCTCTCAAAAACAGTAGTTGCTTTTGCAACTGTTATTCTTGTATTCCAAGCCTTCTTTAAATCTTTAACTTCCTCGTTGTGTTGGTCAACTTTATTTTTAATTCCTTTAGATACAGCTCCTGAAACTTCTCTATCTTTTTTGCCTTCTAATTTCTTAGTGAGCTCCAGGATAACATCTTTCATACCTTGAACTCCAAGATCTGGATTAACACTTAACCATTTCATCAATGCAACTACACCAGCTACATTTGATAAATTAGGTGATAATTTACCACCAACAAATTGAGATCCATCTTTTTCATGTCTAGCTGTCCAGGACTCTCTTTCCTTAATTTTATCTATAACTGTTTCAGTATAAGTTCCATTTTCAATGTGATCCTCTAAAATCCTAAAAGATCTATTACCTTCAATGTTGCCTCCAGCTTTCCAGATCTCTGGAGTTTGTTCTTTTACATTTTGAGCAAATTCTAATGGAAATCTTTCATATTCAGAATTTCTTAATGAAACTTTTTTATCATCACCTTTTTTTGGAAAATCAGTTGCCATTATCATCCTCTGGAGTTTCTAAGTTGTCCTGGCTTTTTTCTCCATAAGGTTCGTATGCAACACTAACCTCAAAATTATCTCTAAGATTTTTCTCAGCTTGTAATTGAGCATATAAATCTTCTGTATCTCTACCATAATTTTGTTGAACATCCTGGACACTAATTAAACCATTTTTTAATAACAAGACATTTGCTTGAGCCTCTCTTTGTGGATCTATCCAGCTAAAGCCTTTGCCAACAAATCTTACTCTTGTAAATTTATCAAATTTAGTCATTGGTAAATTTAATTTATTTTTCATGATAGCCATCTCTAACCATTTTAAATAAACTGGTTCTAATAAATGTTGAGACATAAATTTTTGCATATATTTATAATATTCTCTTGCCTCTAAAACTGATTGTCTTAATGATGAGTAGCTAACTCCTTCTAAGTCGTTAGCTAGCTCATTATATGGAACATTTAATCCACTAGCTATTTGTCTTAGAATTGTTTTAACGAATGCCTCAAATTGTTGTGTAGGATGATTTGGATCAAATGTTTTAAAGTCAACTCCATTTGGTAATTGTTCAAATGTTCCTGGTTCAACATTCATTAATCTATCATTCTTACCAACTGACTCTCCATCACCTGTGTAACCCTCTCCATCCGGAGAGGTAAAGAATCCCATCTTGCTAGCTGATACTCTTGATGCAACTAATTCAGATTCTAAATATCCAGCTAATTGTTTTAGCTGAGTTATTACTGGAGCTAAGAATGGAACTCCTCTAGATTGATATGGTCTTTCCTGGATATAAATATGAATAATATTATCTGCTGATATTCTTTTTGTCTCTCGTCTTAATGAATTAGAAAAATTATAATCATAAGGATGTTGAGTAAATACATGATATGCAACTGGTTTTCTGTTTGCATCCATTTCAACTCCCATTCTGATTTCATTGCCATTTCTTAATGTCTCGTTTTTTTCCTCATCTAAATAATCAATATCAATTACATTTAATGCAAATCCAAAATCATTTCTTGCATTAGGTAAAAGCTGGATAAGAACTTCTCCATCAATTGCTAAATTTTCTATAACTAATTTTTGAATATCTAAAAATGATGATCTGCCATCTGCTGAGCAAGTTCCTTTTTTTGCCCACTCATTAAAGTTTCTTTCTATTTGAGTGTTAGCTACAAAATCTGGAGACTTGTCCTGGTCAATAACTTGAGCCTGGAGCTTGATACCCATAGATCCAATAATATTTGTTTTTAATAAATTAACATATCTTTTTACATAAGCATTATTTCTATGGAGATCTCTACATCTGTCTCTAAGTTTTCTGATTGAATATCTTATTTCTGAATCTGCACTTTGAGTTGAACCAACAAAATCATTTCTTAATCTGTCAATTAATGCACCTTCATATCTTCTTTTTGTAATTTTTTGTTTTTTAAATAATCTGTCGTACCAAGCCATAATTAAAATCTCACTAATACTTTATTTCCAGAGCCTTGTCCTGACTTAGCTCTTTCAATTCTTTTTTCTCTTAAAACTTCTGCTTTGTAATAATCTCTCCATTTTAGTAATTCATCTGGAGACATTTTTGTTAAAGATCTGTTGTTTATAGAATAATTTGCAACATCACTATCAGCTTTACCTTCTAATAATGTTTCAATTTTGTCTAATACAATTCTAGCATGTGATCTTGGATCTGTTGAATTATCAGTAACTATATTTTGTAAAATTTTAATAGTTCCTTCATCAACTGTTATTCTATTAGTTCCATCTTCTACTGTTACAATAAAAGACCAATCTCCAACATGATATGTTGCTGTTGCTGTTGAGCTAAATGTAAATAAATAATCTGATCCATCTGCTGTTGCAGTGATAGTTATAGTATCAACTTTATGATCAAAACATCTTGCTTGAAATTTTGCTGTATAAGTTGTGTTAGGATAATCTGTTCCAATATCCGATCTTTTTACTTTTACTGTGTCGCCAGATCTAATTTGTTCTGGAAAATCTGATAAAGGTTCTGTTAATATGTTAGCCATTTTTTTTATTTATCCCATGAATTTATAAAATTATTCCTTACAATTGTTTTTTGCTTTGGTCTAGTTTCATTTTTATTTTCTTCTTCATTTCTTTGTTTGTTTATATTAATTTCTATAGCCTTAAAATTTGGATTTAATCCCATAAAGCTAGCAAAAGCATAAACAAAACAGTCTAGAGCCTCATTATGTCTTTTTGTTCTTTCATAGACTCTAATTGGTGATCCTTGCCTAAATCGAGTTACTACCCTTTCTGAGATTAACTCAGCAAAATATTCTTGATCAAGTGTATTTGAAAATTTGATCAAGCCCTCCCTCCGAACTCTATTAAAGATCAAATCTTTAGCTGAATCTACACCAATCAGAAATAGTGGAATCCTGGCAGTGTTATTCATGCTTGGTCTTTTTGGAAAAATAGCTCTATCTCCACTAACTCCTTTAATGGCAAAAAATCTTCTTGTAAATCTATTTTTACAATAAGCATAAACTGATTGAGTAAAGTGTCCTCCGCTATCAATACAAGCTGAGGCAACTTTTATTCTTTTACCATCTCTCCTGATAAATACCTGGTTCAGATGTTTATCTAAACTAAGCCACAACATATTTGTGGATGGATCTCCATTTAAAACTTCATGATGTAATACATGAATTATTTCATTCTTAGTAAATCCTAAATAACTGATATGGAGGGATGTGTCTTGCACATCCACTCCAGCAGTTATGATTAATACATCTTCTGGAACTGTGTCTTTATCAAAATCTTCTCTTTTAGATAATAAATCGTTTTCATCTAAGCTATCGCCTTTATCCTCCCAGGTCTCTCCAAGAGATAAATTAATAAATGTTTTTAATTGATCTGGAAATTTCTTAGCCTCCAGGAATGCAGTTGCCATATTAGATAATCGACTCCAGGAGGAATAAAGTTCAGATATATGAAATCCAGCTACTCCATTAAATTCACCTGTTGGTTCATAAACACCTTTACGAACTGCTCTCCATCTTTTTGGATCATTCCATAAAGATCCACAATGCTCACAGCAATATTCTGCTGTCTCAGGTTTATCTTTATCCCAT